GCAAAAAAAACGGCGTCCGTTGGGACGCCGAACTCAGTGGCAACTGATGCCAATGATTCTACACAGGGTGACCAGAAACCCCGTCGTCATCCTGCGAAAAAAGACTCGGTTGAGCCGAAGGCATCACGCCCAGCAAAGCGTCAACAGAAAAAATGAGATGCTCGATTGAGCGGTCATTAAGCAGTTTGATCTCTGGGACTACGTCAAAGGTTTCCGATTCGTGAGACGCGCTTTTTTCATGACCGGGGCGAACGACCTCAATGAGTACGCCGCCCACAGACTTGAGCGCGTCAGCTTCATTCGGGAACCTGATGTCGTCGCACACAACTCCGAACGAGTGCGTTCGCAAAGCCTGAAGAGCTTGAGCAACCCAGATGTTGCACCAAAGGTTTTCTCCAATAGTGTTCCTGCCCCACTCGGTTCCGATGGTTTGCATGGCGAAGCGCGGAGTCTTGCCACACAACAAGGGAGACGGAACCTCTTTTAGGCTCCCCTCGATGTGCTCGTAGCCAAGGCCCATGGCTCGCATCATCTCTTTCAATACGCCAGCCATCTTGATTCTGGTGTACCCCTTCGTCTCAAGATGTGCAGCAACAGTTGATTTGCCGCAGCCCATTGGGCCTGTTAAACCGATGACTCGCATTTGATTAACTCCTTACGTTTTTCAGCCAATTCACGACTCAGCCATCTGTGTTTATCAATCGCCTTCTGACGATGATCGTGTGAGACGGTTGTGTCACCACGGTCGATGCGCCACTCGATGTCTCGAATGCGCTCTTTCACGCTGTCAATTTCGTGCTCAAGTTCAACGACCTCAAGAACAAGGTCTACTCTCTTTCGTTCGTTCACTTTGACTCCTCCCACACATTGTCTGGAAGGTACGAGATCGACATTCCATTTGCTTGCGCGAATTCAATTTCCCACTTCACACCAGCACTGACTTCCCATAGTGGCAACATCAGAACAATCAGACCTTCTGAGTCACGCAAGAATGGCAGGCACTTGGCAAGCCACCATTTGGTGTCGTGCTTCTTCATCGTCTTTTGAGCCTCGTGCCAGTGCGCAATCGGAGAGTAAACATCAACGCCGCTCTCCATCAAATAGGCTTGGCACTTCACCGCCGACGCAAATCGACGTTCTTTGGCTTCTTCAGTAGCGACCCCGTCAAGCGAATACGGGGATGCTAGATAGAAGAATCCTTTGCCAGTGGTTCGTATCTCGTCCAGTTGGTACATGATTCTTGACATCCCTTATCGCACACCCACTCTCCGTGCTTTGACGGCTTTGCGTTTGCGCATGTTCGTTTAGATTTCACTTCAGGCTCTTTGCCTTTCCAGCAAGCATCAAACTTGAAGCACCCTCGACATCTCCAGTCAGCTTCGTCTTGACTCACCTTTCTGGCTCTCCCGGAAAGGATCGTCTCAACTCTTGACTTGAGGTTCTCGTATTCAAACTCATCAAACAAAACCTCTTCTGATAGGTAGTCCGAATTGTTTTTGTTGTAGGCCACAAACAAGCACTTCTCGATCTTTGCCATGCCGAGCATGAACTGAATCTGTCCGTAGTAGTGGCGATGCGAAAACTTGACGCCAGACTTCTCGCACTCCTTGAACTTCGAGTCGTTCATCGACTTGATCTCAAGAAGGATCGTGTCTCCGTCGCACTCAATCAATCCATCTGCATGCCCAATGGCGTGGCCTTCGTAAGACGAGAACGTCCACTGTTCTCCAGTCATTGGGTCAACCTCCATTACATGGAGTCCGGCTTTCTTGAGGTCGTAGACAACTGTTTCTTCGATTCGGTGTCCGTCTCGGAAGATTCGCTTGAGCCTTGGTTCTGGGGCTGTGTCTGGGTAGCCCCGAAAACCGTAAGCGATAGCGGCTTCGCACGAACCACCGACCGCCGACGCACCGATGTAGGTTCTGGGTTTTTCTTTTCGTTGCTCTCGTTCATAGGCTTGATCCACAAGTTGTCTGACGTTCAACATATCTCGTTCCTAAAAAAAGGGGGGTGAAGCACCCCCCTTTTGTGCTGTCATCAAAATGGGATGTCGTCCTTCATGTCGTCAAACCCATCGCCGCCGCCTTGCGAAGACGATGGTGCTTGCTTGCTCGACTTGCCGGTGACCTCCGATGGGTCAAAGAAGCCCTTGACCTTGCTTCCGGTGCGCTCGTTGCCATCCTTGTCGGTGTATGTGTCTGAGCCAACGCTCACACCAACTGTCAGACCACGAATCTTTTCCACGCCGCCCGGGTTATCGGGGTTCGGGTGACCGCCGTGCACAAGCAATGCCTTGAGTTGCTCGCGACCAATGCGTGTTGCTTGCTCGGAGTTTGGTACATGCACATTGATCCAGTGGCGAATTGCGCCCTCTTGATTGGTCAACTTCAACTCCAAGATCGCGCCGTTGGAACGGCTCGTCTTGATCTGTGCTTCTGCCACGGTCACAACATGACGACCGGGCTTGAGAACTGAGCCAGCGCTTGCTGCTTCTACGCCAGACAGGTTGAGGTCTTTGAAACTGAATGCCATGATTTAGTCCTCCTTGGACTGGGTTGATTGAGAAATACGCGCCCACTCGTTGTCATCCATGTCAAGGCGCTGAAGAAGCTCGACGATGTTGCCGCTGGTTTCGACCGGCTTGAGACGACGCTTCTCATCTCGAACCTTGCCGTGCCAGCCGCGCACTTCATCGGTGATGGTGTAGCGCATGACGCGCTGTTTACCGTCCACCTCTTTCGTCACACGGACACCGCAGAATACACAATCGAAGATGCCCGGTAGTTGTTGCATGGTCGCCTTGCCAGCAACCATGGGCCAGAACTCCGTCTCACCGTTTTCGTCTGTGGTTTCTTTTGCGAGGCATGTAACGATGACGTGCATGTCCATGTCGCGTACTGCCTTACATGCTCCGATCAACTGTGCAGCATGGTTGCCCCACACTGCAAAGCCATCGGCGTTCTTCTTGCCAGCACGTTTGGCAACCTCTTCTGCCTCTGCTTCCGCATGCTTGAACGACATGTCGGATAGCTCGGTCAGGGAGTCGATGCCAATCCATGTGTAGCCGCGCTTCTTGAAGTCTTCGGTGCGTGTCCACTTGAAGATGTCGATGAACGAATACTCATCCTTGGCTGGGTCACTCTTGCCGCCCCACGAGGTGAATGGGAGGTAGTCGATGTTGGCTGATCGGATGGAAGACAAGCCGCTCTCTCCGCTGATGATGAATCCCTTGCCGTAGGCATCTTGGAAATACTTCATCTGCGTTGTCTTGCCCCAGCCGTGATGACCGTAGAGCAAGACCTTGCGCTTGGCAGTCGCATCGTCCGCCGTGTTTTTAGGATTGAACATTGTGGTTCCTTGCATAGTTTGAACAAATGATGTTCGCGACTTGCGCGACTGTCAGCGATGTGCCGACGTCGCGTTCCACGAACTCCTTGATGCTGGCGATGGCAACAAGCGCGGCTTGGTTGTCGAGTCTTTGTTGCTTTGTCAGCGTGGGTGCAGGGCTTCGCCTTTTTTTACGCTCTGCCCAATGCTCTTTCATGGCTTGCGAGTGATGCTCACGAGCCTGTCTCTGACTCCAGTACCTCTTGAGGCGCTGGCTTTGTTGTTCCTTTTGTTCGTCTGTCCACTTTCTTTTGTTTGCCATGTCACGCCTCGCCCTTCCTCGTGACTTTGACAGTCACGTTTCCGGGCTTGCGTGTGAGGGCGGGGAGAAGTGGTGCGCGGTCTTCTTCCGACATGCGGTCGAACTTGCGCTTGTCTACGGCGAGATGTTTCTTGACGAAGTCGGGCATCTTGACTCCACTCTCAAAAAGGGCGGTCAAAATTTTCTGATCCCATTCGTACTTGCAACCGCGAGACACGGTGATGATTGCTTCAGGTGCGTCAATGACGTGGTCACCGAAGTCGTCTGACACTCGACTGATGGCCTCATCGCAGAGCCTCTTGTACTCCGCCTCGGCTGCGTCGAGTTTTTCTTTGGCTGCGACGAGCGCATCTGCAAGCGCTGTCTTTGGTGCGGCGGCAGAGGCCGCCTCGAATTTATCCCAATCGCTCATAGTGATGGTTACCTCATGGTTATGGTTAAGGGTGAGGACACTGTATCATCATCGGGACAGGTGTGCCATACAGTTTTGTCCAGAATGTGTCTCAGTAACGTGACACGTCATGGACTACCTGTCTGAATTCTGGCACAGTTGGGGCTGGGCATACCGCCCTGCAAACAAGGAGAGACCGTGAGAAATTTCAACGCCAAGAAACTCATCGACGATTGCGGTGGGATCAGGCGTGTCGCGACGATTCTCGGCAAGACGCGCACTGCGCCCTACCGGATGATCGCCACTGGCCTGATGAACACCCGCCAGTTTGAAAAGCTCCTCGCTTCTAACCCTGACCTTAACTTGAACCATTACTTTGAGGAAGCAAATGACAGCGCCGACCAAGCAAGACCTGAAACAAACGCTGTATGACGCAGCATCAATGGCGATTGAGAGGGGATGGACGGTCATCCCTCTCTCGATCTCCAGCAAGAAGCCGCTCAACGAGTGGAAGAAATACCAGACCCAAGCGACTACCCAAGAAGAGGTAGACGACTGGTTTGAGAATGGAGCGCCTACCAAGGAAGGTGGTCGCGTGGAAGTCTTCAACCTCGCCTTGGTGACGGGAGTCATCAGCGGGGTGCTCGTCTTGGATTGCGACAACCAAGCGGCTGTCGATTACGCCAAGAAGAACGGAATGACTTCGCCCATCACGGTGAACACCACCCGTGGCAAGCACTTTTATTTTGCCCACCCGGGGCACGGCAAGCGCTTCGCCAACAAGGTTGGCGGCGTGGCCCGAGACTGGCCCAAGGTCGAGGGCTTGGACTTCCGTGGCGACGGTGGCTATGTGGTCATGCCGCCATCCATCAAGCTCGACGAGAACGGTGTCGTCTCGCACCAGTATGAGTTCGACTGCGGCTACGAGACCTCTGTTGACGATCTGGGGGAATGGGTATGGGCTGGCAAGCCAACCGAGGTTGAGACACAGCTTGACGGGGAGTTCAGCTTCGACGCCTTGAACCTGTCCGACTACCGTGTGGCGTCAGAGGCGGACTCCATGAGCGTCTACGAGCAAGCCGCGCAGAGGGTGGCGCACCTTGGTCGCAAGATGACCGACGGAGACGGCAGGAACAACTGGCTTGTCCGATTCGCGGGACAGAAGATCAGACAGGGCGTGGTTGGCGATGACTTGAGGGTGGTGTGCGAAGCCTTCATGGATGACTTCTTCGATCAGCATCTTGATCGACGCGAAGTAGAGGTCACCCTACGCAGCGCACAGGAGATGGATCGCAGAAACTACCCCGAGGATTACGCAGAAGACGGTAGCCGACGCAAAAAAGAGTCACCCAAAAACGCAACTGGATCGCTGATCCCCATCTATTCAGACGCAGTCGACCGCCTTTTGGCGGAAATGAAGGACGAAGTCTACTGGTCAGACCCCATCATCCCCGCCGGAACCATCACCCAAATCGCAGGCTACAACGGTCACGGCAAATCCTACTTCCTCTCAGCCATGCTCGCCGCCCTTGCTTCTGGGCACGAATGGTTTGGCCCGTACCAACTCGGGAAGCCAGCCAAGATTTTCTACATGGACTACGACAACCCGCGCCGCACGGTGCTGCGTCGTCTCAAAGAGTTCAACAAGATGTTTGGCGACACGGGCCACCACCTTGGTATCTGGTCTCCCACCTTGATTGCACCAGAGGATGGCGGCGAGATGAACCTGATGGAGGAGAGCGGTTTTCGCATGCTTGGTCAGTGGCTCGACGTGGTTCAGCCCGACATTGTTGTGATCGACACCATCCGCAACGCATTCCGTGGTCTCGAAGAAGCATCAGCAAGTGAGTGGGCGAAGGTCAATCATGTCGCCAAGGCAATCCGCAACCGATACCAAGCCAGCGTGGTCATGGTGCACCACCGCAACAAACCGGGCGAAGCTGGGCTGGGGCGCGAGGCTGGCTCGACCGCGCAGTTGACCGACATCGACACGCAGGTTTTTGTCACTCAGGTCTTCCGCGAGAAGAACGACGCCAAGTCAAAGGCCGGTCTGTGGGACGGCGACCTATCCGTGTATGCGATAGACGGACGCGAGTTCACCCCATGGGGATACCTCGAAAAGCAAGCTGGTGACGACACCCGTCTCACCATGGTGACACAAATCACCTACGGAAAAGTCCGGCAGCAGACTGAGCTTCACGACACCCACTACATCGGCTGGGCCGAAAAGTTGGGCAGCAGCGAGAAGTTCATCGTCTCAACCAAATCCAAGAAGCAGCAGGCCATGCACCTGCTCCACACCCAAGGCTCCACACCCGTGGAGATTTCAATGCGTATGAAAGTCCCGGCCTACGAAGTTCGTAGATGGCTGGGCATAAAGGAGAACTCATGAACATCGGTCAATCACACATGGGCATTGGCGCTCAACTCGGCTCGACTCTGAACCCTACGCTTGGGCTTGGGCCTGAAGTCCCAAGACAAGAGTCGGCAACTGAAGACGAACTTGGTGGTCTCAGAAACCGTATTTCCACTCTCGAAGAAATGGTGTCTCAGGTGGAGATGCGTCTGCGACCCATCATGTCTCAGAACGAAGTGCCAGCTACTGGCAGGGTGTCGAAGGATGTGCGCGGGAACTCCATGTTGGTACTCAGCTTGAGGGAGAGCAACATGCAAATCGACATGCTCATCACAAGGATGTGCCAAATCCGAGACAGGTTGGAGGTCTGATGAAGACATTTCGTTTTGATGAGTGCGACTTCAAGCTGTTCAAGGAGTCCGTCGAGGAACTCGTTGCGCTCTTCGGCTTGGTCGAGTGGAACCTCATGATTGTTCACGAGCAGATTGGCGGGAACGTGGTGGCTCAGACGCAGTACAACTCCGTCTCAAAGAACGCTTCGATCCGACTGACCGAGCAGTGCGAAGCCGACTTCGGAATAGAGGACGACGTCGAGAGGCTGGCGCTTCACGAGGTACTTCATCTGCTGGTCGCCGACTTCTGCGAGACGGCTGCCAAGCTGGGCGACACGCATCATGAACTGGTCGTTGGCGCAGAACACCAACTGATCGCTCGACTTATGAGGGGGTGGCAGAAATGAGACAGCAAGACATTTATGACTTCGCCGGGTGGCTGACAACCCGCCCCGGCGTAATGCCGGTTGGCTCAACATCCAACGCCGCGCCAATGGCAGAGGCGGTCAAGGAGTACATCGAGACGTACCCAGAGCGCTTCGATCCTGAAGGTGAGAACGAGTTCAACCCTGACTGGGACTTGGCAAATGACATGAGTGACGCGCTCGACTTGCTTGAGCGGTGCGAGACCGAGATGCGTTATGCGGGATGGAAGGAGGCGGTGACGGACAACGTGGCGAGGCAACAGGTCTACCGTGATGTCGAGGCTTTCGTGTCCAAGGAGGTCAAGCCCTAAAAGAACTACTACACTTATTACTGAAAAACCACCCGAAGGGTGGTTTCTATCAGTGTGTTAGTTCTTAATAGGGATGGTAGCGAGCGTGAAAGAATCTTGTCAAGAGCAGAATGCGACACAAGCTGGACAAAAGTTTAAGTGGTTCAAGTGCCTACGGTGTGCAAGGAATATCCGCACCTTTCTCACCGGCACTGCGGGCGGCAAGTATTGCGTCAGTTGCGGGGTCGGAATGGGGTTGAGGAAAGGAGTCGTGAATGACAAAGCCGAGGGTTCTCTCTCAGATGGAGAGAGCGTTCCTCCGGCAGGCCGTCGAGAACGGTGAACATTACACAAGCATGGCGACGTCACTTGGGGTGTGCGTCGACACGCTGAAACGAATATTACAAAGAGAGGGTCTGGCGGAGTTCGAGGGGGCAAAGTATGCCGTCTCAATGACGCGCTCGAACAAGAAGAACGTATGGGTTCGCCCGTGCATGAAGTGTAAGGACGACCGACCTCGTCCTAAGTGGCAATATTTCTGCGACAAATGCCGCTCTACACTTGACGACGATGACACGGAGTACCGTTTATGGGACTAAGCCCGAAAGGCGCAAA